CCGGTGTTATGAGTCACAACACCATTCTCCAATACATAATGCTGAACATCTTCAACTGAAATATCATACACTGATTTTTTACCGACTGGGCGGATAAATGTAATTTCGGAAGTACGTTCATATAAATTAAAATTACGAACAAACTTCCCTGGACTAAGATTTTTGGCCTCCACCCATTTATTATCAATCATGAACGGATGGTTCTCAGAACAGACAACCTTATATCCGTCTTTAAATTCAATTTCTAGACATTCCGGGGTACCATTTTCTAATGTATCTGGATTCCACACATGTATTACTTGCTTTAAACCTCTAAGAGTATCGACATAATCACCGACTTTAATTTCTTCAATTGGTGTCGGTTTTCTATTAGTTCGTATTTTTGTCCCGGCAACTAAACAACCGCCACTCATGATTGCGCGTGAATATATTTCTTGTGACATGTAGATGTGATTCACAGCAACACAAGGTATGTCTTTCGTTGTCAAATGTGGTGTGATAATACGGAATAGTGATTTTAATGTCTTTGCACGGGACATGTCTGCCACAGATTTGCCCTCTAGAGCATCTTCGGATTCCTTTTTCGATGCTAGGTTACCCACCGAGTCAATAAAAATGATAACCTTATCACCACGTTTAATCTCATCTAATCTTCTGGAGATATCAAACTTTAATTGTTCAATGTGCTCAATTGGAATATGGATAACCCGATTAGTATCAATGCCATTGGATTCAATATACTCTGGGGTAACACCAAACTCCGAATCATAGAATAGACAAACCGCATCTTTATATTTTTTCATATAAGACTGGACCAATACTAATCCAGCCAATGATTTATAGTGTTTAGACATACCAGCTAAAATTGTCAATCCAGATGTTAAACCGCCATCTACTTTACCAGATAGAGCAATATTGAGAATTGGATATGGGGTTTGTACCTGATCCTTCTCAGTAAAGAATTCTGATTTTGATAGCACAGACGACATTTTAATTGTGCCGGCACTCTTCATTCGATCTAATAGTGAACTCATTTATTTTCCTTTGTGTGGTTGTAGTTTTGATTGAATGGACTACATTTAACCATTATCCGAAGAAACTGTCTAGTGAGGATTTCTCCTCTGAATGCCACCCAATTGGTTCCAGCATAATATCTAGACCAGAGACAAAACTTTTCTCGAATTGTACATTATAATCCACGTAACTCTGGAGATTAAATTCCGGTGGTAGATGACTGTCCGCGGGAATAGCCAGGACATTTTCCTTGAATGGATTAGGCATCTTGAGGTAAAAGAACTTGATCTTTGCCCCCTCGCGGATTAGTGGATACTTACCCGTTAGTTTATTGACCTTGATGTAATGATTGTACATCAGGACCCCACGGACCTGAATTGGACAACCCTTCTTGTAGATAGTAGTCGAATCTGAGTATTTCTTTAGGTTATTCGCACCACGCGGAAAGGCTATAGCATCGACGGGTAACCCCATGAACTCATCCCGAACCGACTTGATGTATCCCTGTACGGTTTTCTCATCTGTGTTGAAAATAAGTTCTAGGGATTCTTTTAACTTAGCACGAATGAATGCTGGTGTTGAACTGCGAACCAACTCCAACCCAACTGTCTTGATCTTTGGTTTAACATAGGTTACACCCTCGGAACTATGAACACGCATAGCATACTTTTTGCGTGCCAAGAATAATGATTTATCCGCCACAGCCTCGAGCTTGAAACTGATCTTGTTATCGAAAAAGTTTAAATGATCTGAGATTCTACTGCAGATATTGTTGATTTCTTCCTGTAGAATGTCAACCGCGATTTTCTCCAGTGATTTGACAATAATCGATTCGGGTTTACCAGATAGGAATTTAGTGGCAACTGGATCAAGGCAGAAATAACAAGAATCCGTATCCCCAGCAATCATGTACTTAACATCTGTAGTCTTGAACCGTTTATTGAGTGCTATGTCAATATCACGTTCAATGGACCGTAGAATATACTGACCAGTCAATGTAATTGATTCGGCTACATCGGGATTGAAGAATCGGAATCCTTCTTGGGCATATGCCCCGAAAAGTGAATTTAGCAGAATTTTGATAGCCATCTGTTTTGCATTGAGTGATGCAATCTTTGACTGCAAAACCGGATTCTTGGTCTGTTCATACTCCGCAGTAGCCTGCAGCATCTTATTCTTTGTACTTTTCCGCTCAGACATCAGGTCAGCGATGATCTTACCCAAGAAACCCTCTTTGCTTCGATCAAACATCATACCGATGGCAGAGATTGCCGCATTATCAAAACCAGCCAATGTACTGACTCGTTCCTCAGATTCAGGATCACGTCGCAGCAACTCATCTACACCAAGTTCAATTTTACCCAGAACCGTGTCTGGGCTGATATTCAATGATCGCATGATAGATGGGTATAGGCTCGTGGCATCCAGAGATACAGTCCAGCCATGTAACCCAGTAATTGGTTCTTTGACATACCCACCCTCAATGCTACGATTGACTACACTGGCACGCTGGGGAACCGTAATCTTCTTGCGCAATAGAGTGTTAGTGATCATCGAGTCCCAGAGTTTGACCGGGCTGAATACATCGTCATAGTTGATTTTAGCCATATAAGCCAGGGCTAGAGCTACATCAATTAACTTCAGTTTCTTGTCAAGATCGGTAACCAGCTTGACGTCAACCACGTTATAAGTTGTAAAGATATCCCAATGATTATCAATAGAATCATTGAAGTCTTTGCCGGGTAATTCAACCTTGGTATGACCAAGTTCTTCCTGACTGATGAAACCCAGAGAATAACTTTCCCGAGGATCGTATGTGAACTTTTTATAGAGTGCCAGATAATCCAAAATGGCTAGACCGGGAATTGTACACTTGACTTCCTCTGTGCCTTTGACAAACAATTTTTCAATGCGGCAGATATCCCAGGGCCCCAGCATACTAGATTCACCCTCGCCCAGTACAAGTTCAATCCTATTGGCTAGGTACGGAATATCGAAAGTCTCAATGTTCCAACCGGTAACAATATCTGGATCAATCTGTCGCCAGAACTTTAGGAACATGTGTAGCAGATTGGCTTCATCTGTACATAGGATGTACTTTGTATCATCACCAGAGTATGGTTTACATCCAAAGGTATAGCATTGCTCGGTGTTCATATTCTGCACGGTAATGAGGACAATTTCACATGCCGCACTACTGGGGTCAGGAAAGGAATCCCCGACTCTGGTCTCAATATCAATTGACCACATTGAGATTTTAGATGAATCTGGTTCAATATCCCATGGATACCGTTCACCCATAAATTGGAGAGTATAGTTCAGCTGACCGTAGATATCAAATCCGCTAACGTCAGAATACTGCTTGATAAAGTCCCGAGTTTCCTTGATCGAACCTGGTTTGACAGGCCTGACCGGTTCACCCTTTAGTGTTTTCCACTCAGAATCTGTCTCGGACCTATCTGTGACATAAATTGTCGGTGACCACTTGATTTTATGGTGCCGCTTGACACCATGCTCGTCAATCTCCTTCAGGAGGATATTAGAGCCATAGACTGAACAGTTAGTATAGAATGAATTCATAGTTTCCCAAAACGAAGCATGCACAAATCATAGACACAATCTGATACCGGGTGGTGCTTGACAACCAGACCTTCAGACCAATCCGGACACTGCTCTGGATCAACTTCAACATACCCATTCTTGGAAGTATTGGGATACAGGATATCAATCGCAGTTCTGACGTCTCTGTACCTATTATAACCAAAAAGTGGAGATTTTAATACAGACTTGAACAAATTATCCATGCAAGGTTCGTCCATGGAACCGCGGACCCAGACAAAGGCTGTATCATCATTCTTGGACTTGACCCAATCAATGCAAGAATCTACAGCCTCGACTACGGACACATCTTTATCCGATGGGATGTAACTATACTTGCGCTGAATCTCACCCTGTTTTTTCCACCATGTCAGAGTATCTTTATCTACAGTCCGACCATACTTGGAGATTTGTTCCTTGGCATTCAATTTGACGAACAAGGAGTCCTTGAGCATCTCCTGATAGTTTTTGACTGTTGTATCTTTGACGTACACAAGACCAATTGATAGAATGACCGAGGTAGATTCAATACCCAGGGTCTCAATATCCAGTGCGAAAATTTTGATTCTCCTTAAATAATAGGCTAACGTCACAATATCAAAAAATATAAATAATTGGTAGTCGCGGAGCGGTTATCTCCCACTACCTCTAATCATAAATGAAAGGTATCTATGATCAGCAAACAACAGTTATGTGAAATTTTGAGTAGCAAATCAATTAAACACCATTATATCAGAAGATATGTAAATTTTATTTTTTCGTGTAAAGATCTGGTGCTTGAAGATGAATATTCAGAAAAACACCATATTTGCCCCAAAGCAAAAGATTTGTTTCCAGAATTTTCATCGTTCAAAGAACACCCCTGGAACTGCATAAGACTTTCGCCGAGACATCACTATATAGCCCATCTAATGTTACATAAAATATATGGGGGTTCAATGACATTTGCCTTACATTGTTTAGCATACATGTCAAATTCCAGTCAAAATAGAAGACGAAGTAGATTATATGAATCAGTAAAGCTCGAATATTCTAAATTAGTTTCTCAAAAAAACTCGGAAAGAATGAAAAAGGTGGGAGAAGAAGGGAGACATCATTGGCAGACAGAAGAATTTAGAGAAATTAGAAAAGAGGAAACGCGAGAAAAAAATATTCAGAAAGTTAAAGATGGTTCTCATCCGTGGTTAAAGGGAAATAGATCAGAAGAACACCGGAAGAAATTAAGTGATGCCAAAAAAGGTAATCAGAATGCGGCAGGCAATGTACACTCTGAAGAAACTAAGCGTATTATTTCAGAAAGAACGTCAGCTGCCGTAAAGGGGAAACCTAAAAAACGTGGTATTTGTTCAGGATGTGGGAAAGAAACTTCATTAGCCAATCTAACTTTATATCACGTCAAATCATGTGGCCACATTAAAGATTCTGTTTAGTGGTACTCCTTATAGATAGTACCATTATATCACAAAAGATGGCTTGTTTATAAAAACGCTAAAAAATCTTTAACATTATTAATAACTTAGGGAGCAGAAAATCACTAAAAACACATTGGATATAGGGTACTAACTGTTTTGTTAACTTAAATGTTAACTAAACGCATGATTTCCGGAATGTCTAATCAAATCAATCAGTTAAGATCATCGATATGCTTTCCCTCAGCGCATTCATCGATGAATGCCGAGGCTTCTGCCTCATCTTGGAAAAACCGAATCATAAACAATGTAGGGTGGAGTCTGTTCATGATTAGAACCATGATGTTATGATAATCGCTCACACTAATTCTAAAGAGCCATTCCTTCTTTAGGATCATTGGGAAAACGGATAATCTTCTGATACGTGCCATGAGACTAAAGGGGACAAAATGTCCCCTCTTGATTAAATCACAGAATCTTCATTAAGCAGTTGCGGGTGGGTCTTGGCGTCCGGCGCAGTGATATTGATCCGCTTTGGCTTGGATTCATCCGCCGATAGGTTTTCAAGAAAAATCTTAAGGATACCATTGATCATCTCTGCACCTTTGACATCGACATAATCCGATAGGGTATATGTGCGCTCAAAGCCACGATATGCAAACCCCTGATAGATTAGAGTACCGATATCTTTTGATTGATCATGTCCTTTGCTCTTGACACGCAACAGATTCTTATCTAGAGTGATTTCAATATCACCAATTGAGAATCCCGCCACTGCAATTTCAATGACATATGTATTTTCATCCGTCTTGCGAATGTTATATGGTGGAAAGGTTGGTTTACCGGCAGTCGGAACAAAGTCAAACACCCGATCGAACCCAATACCAGTTTTCCATAGATTGTCTACTACTTTATGTAAGTCAGTTCTCATTTTAATCTCCTTAAAGGCTGATGAAGTGTAGTCCCCGAAGGCGACTACATTTAGGGAATGGTTCCCTAAACTTGTTGCTGCTGAGCACGTTTGCGGTCGCTCAGCATGGCATATTTTGGTCTGATGATCCAGTTTTTCTTCTCACTATACGGAATGATCTTGATATCATTTAATCCCGTAGTTGGTAAATCACCCTTACTGATGATCTGACATAGGCCCCATTGCTCCAATAGTTTGGCTATAGTATTCCTTCGAACCAAATCACTCATTGTCATATCAAAAGGTTTGTTCTCAAGTGCGAACATCTCCTTAAAATGGACAATAAAATATCTACCGCGCTTATGTAGAATATGACAACTAGGATATAGGATCTTTTCCTTTTTACCAGAGATACCAATTCTTGATAATGTCTCACGGATTTTCAAGAATGAATCTGGATCATCAAATGTGATTTCCAATAATTGTTCTGGTCCAGTCCATTCAACTAACACTTCATATTCATGCATGTTTCCCACCTGTATTCAAAGAGTCTCTAATTAAATCCAATTTGGACTTATTTAGTAATTTTGAATACTGTTCGGCGATTTTTCTATTGCATTTATATGCTGTCTGGATTAACTGCAATTCTTCACCTGGAATAGTCTTAGCCCATTTATTGAATGGGCGTCTTTTCTTTTGCACACTATCATACAATAATCTATAGTGTGTATCATTGGACAACCGAGTGTTATTAACCATCTGTGCTAACATAACAGTATCATAGTTATATGACAAAGCCCTGTTAACCATGAACTGACTATACTCACCCGGGGAGGTCTCATCATTCCAAATTGGAACCTTGCCGGATGTTATACTGTTAATGTAATCAAAAACAGAAGCCATATCATTTCCACTGTGCCGTGACCATGATTTCAACGCAGAAGGCTGCAATCAGAATTTCTGCATCGACCGAATGGGTAGCCTTGAACCCATAGTCAGATAGGATGAGAATGATCTGAGGAATGCACTTAGGTTCGAACAGATCAAAACCACGGTCATAGACCTCACGGAATAAAATCTGCGGATCTACATCAGAATGAGAACCCACCCACTTGCGAACCGTTCCAAAGTCCTTGTCCTTCATAGCTGCGAACAGCTCAGAGAATGTCTGCTCTGCTGTATTGGCTAGGATACCGGCATCAATCTCACCGCCCATTGAGTACCGCTGTAGTTCATTGAGTGTGCGCCGAAAATCCGGAAAGAACTTTGTCACCAATTCTGCTACAACTGGTTTCTGGTACTTGACTCCCTCATTATCAAGGATATAACAGACCCGCTTGAAGAACTTGCTGGCTAGTTTCGGCTTTTCTACAGCATCGACATTGAACCCGATATTGACACATCGACTACGGATCGGGTCAATGACCTTGTTCACGTGGTTAGTGGTAAAGAAAAACCGAGTTGAGGTAAATGATTCCACAACACCTTTAAGAGCATTCTGGGAAATAGAAGTTACGCCATCAGACTCATCGAATAATACAATCTTTGCACCACCAGAAAATGATACAGATGAACTAAATGATGTTACCCGATCACGAATAATATCAATAGATCGTTCTAGTGAGGCATTGATGTACAGTAGATCGGCCCCGAGGTCATTGGCGATGACTTTACAGATTGTAGTCTTACCCGTACCCGCGGAACCATGTAGTAGCAGGTTAGGAATATTGTTACCAGAAATTGCTTCCTGAATCATTTTCTTGGTTGATTCAGGAAGAATTACATCGGCTAGGGTAGTGGGACGATATTTCTCCGCCCAGACTAAGTTGTCAATGCTCATAATATATTAAATGTGTTAAGATCAGGCTTCAGCAGCTACGTACACAACCATATCACTAGCCTTGGCTGTCCAACGGGTGATCTTCTTGAATGAGATAGCTACAGTATAATCCTGATTGATCATCTTCAGATTCTCGGTCTTCACTGAGGTCTTGAATTCATGCTCAGTAGCACCAAGTGTGATACGGAATGTGTTGCTCGATGAGTTTTTGGAATCGCCTACAATCAGTTTCAGAGTACCATCTTGACCAACAATACTCAGTTCATTGGCTTTGAGCACAGATGCAGTCCGAATAATCTTTGCCAGATTAGTTGCAGTCATCTCGAACTCAACATCCGGGGTCGGGAACACGATGTTCTTGGCTGGTGGCAAGAATAGCACAGATGGGTCAGCAGCATTGAACATGATAGCATCATCACCATGGGTAATGGTTGCAGTTCGGGTCGTAAAATCAATATCCGGAGCCTCAAACAGGCTTAGCACACCCAGGAACTCTGATAGGTCATAGATGTAAAAATCTAAGGGGAATACATCTGGTACAGTAACCGTAGCCATGATGTTCTTCTGAGGACTAATGGTCTTCAGTACATTACCCTTGGATAGACAGATGTTCGGATTGATGCCCGAAAAGTTTTTTAGAATGTTCAGAGTTTCTTTTGACAAAAGCATGGTGTATTTTCCTTAACAAAGATTAAATTATATCACAGGGTTGGTGGAAGATTATTTTGGAGAGTCGCCTGATGGCAATGGAATGCCAGACTCATGTGAATCTAGCTCAAACATGAGACAACAAATAGCATGAGCTAGATGGTGTTCATTTGTCTCGGAGTCAATTAGTTCACCCTTCAAGACTGAATTGATATGTCTTAGTGCGGCATTGCGATACCGAAACTGACCATCAGGTACATATTTCCAGTTATTTATGGAATACTTAGTTGCCCCGAAAGTCAGCACCCTAGCCACAGCTTCTAGAGCATGGGGCGGCACTAGAGCCAGCTGGGGTTTTTCTTGATCAAAC